TATCACCACCAGCACCACCACCAGCTACAACAAGAAAAGATGCAGATACATTTGCAATAGGAAGACTTAATCCTGCTGGAAATCTAAAATTTAGCGGACGAACAAATGATCCGTTATTATCGGAACCAAAATACTTAATTTCAGCCATTAGCTAATCTCTACACCAAATGCTGATATCGAAATTGAACCTGAATTTGAGTTGGCTGCTAAGATTGCACCTGCCGGTAATGTAACACCTAAACTTAATGTTGCAGTATCAGAAGCCGGCACTACACCGCCACGAACAATGAAGAATGTATTGGCTGCCGTTGCTGAAAATGAACCTGAAGGCATTACGATGATTGAGTATGAAACATTCGCTGCCGTTTGATTTGCAACTGTAATGTTATTTACAATAGCTGCCGTTGAAGCAGGGACCACATACACATTACCTTGAGTGTTTGCAGTAGGATTTAATTGTCCTAAAATTTTAAGTGCGTTAGCCATTATTTGATTTCAACTCCATATGCGTGAATAGCAACACCAGCTGCTGAAGAGGTTGCATTGGCACCTGTTACATTGGCTGAAAGAATTGCTGAAGTTTGTAATGCAACACCTGTGTCTAATACTAATGTATCGGCTGCAGGGATTGTAAGTGCTTTAAGAATAAAGTGTTTAGTTGCGACTGCTTCAGTTGAAGGTCTTGCCACTAAATCAATAAGAACTGCTCTTGGAGTTCCGTTACAGATTGAAATTAAATTGACGACCGTATTTGTAGCTGCAGGAACAACATACACATTAGAATTTGTATTGGCAACACCAACAATTTGACCTAGAATCTTGTATGGTGATGCTGATGCTGGAGCATCTGGTATTACACCAATACTTGAAGAAACAATAGAAAGTTGACCATTTGATAATGCTACTAAAGATGTATTGGCAGCAGAAGTTAAACGACCTTGTTGGTCTACTGTAATGACTGGAATTTGTGTAGAACCACCGTATGTACCTGGTGTAACGGCTGTAGCTGCAAGTTTTGCGGCTGTTACATTTGCGTCTGCTATTTTGACTGTGGTGACTGCGTTAGCTGCAATATCGGCTGCAACTACTGTTCCGTCTGCGATTGAAGCAGCTGTTATTTGACTGATTGCCATAGAATCTCTCTAAACAATGATTGAAGAATTACATTTATATTGTATTTATCTATTCAGAATGTCTAATTCTGATGTTTTATCAATTTAGTTGGGTCTTGATTGAGCACCCAATTGATGAATTTACAGGCTAAATCTTCATCTGGAAAGTATCGGGTTAACACCTGACCCGTAAGTGTGGATCCAACAAATATGAGTATGTTTCCTTTATAGTTGGAAAACTTAATCCACCAATATTCACGGACAACTGGATGCCATGACCGAAGGTGCCTGATTATATCGGCTTCTAAATCTTTTTGCATATTAGGCAATAATAGTATTTATTTAGCGGAAGTGTGTCGGTCGGCGCATCTTTGTTTTATACATAGCTGGTGTCCGGTTTGATAATAAATGAGCTTTCCTAATACGACATGAAACCCAATCATTGTAGTAATCGTCAGTTCTCAAAGCGTCCCGGTTAAATATCTCCCAGGTCTCCCAATAAGAACATTCTGAGCGTGATTTACAGAGGTGTAATATTTCTCTCTTAAACACATCTTCTCCGAGCGACTTTACTTCTTCCTGTATCACTTTATTTGAACCGAAGTATTTTTCCCAATCGGATTCAATTCGGACTTTCTTTGACTTACCTTTTACTTGGCGTCTTGCAGCTTTAGTAAAAAACTTCTTACCTACATATTTACGGCCTGTTCTAACATTGGTGATAAGATATACCATACCAAAATACTCACCAATTTCTTCACCCGTAAATTCTCTATTATGATATATCCATTTCAATCTTCGTATCCGTCTTCCTCATTAAATGAATTTTTAATTTCACCAAGTTCGTCTATCATGTATTCACCACAGAACGGACAATAGAGAGGATCAGTTTCATTCATCTCTTTGTCATACTGTATTACATATTTAGACCCACATTCACATGAGTAAGGTTTATTTGCCATAGGATATTTTGTTAAATTATTTACACGAACATTTAAGTTCGTAATCTTTGATTGCAGCTTTGATAGCATCTTCAGCAAGGACTGAACAATGTATCTTTACTGGTGGTAGTGCTAGTTCTTCAGCAATCGCTGAATTTTTAATAGTGGATGCTTCTTGTAAGGTTTTACCTTTAAGAATTTCTGTAACTAAACTTGATGAGGCTATGGCTGAGCCGCAACCATAGGTCTTAAATTTAGCATCTGTAATGATACCATCTTCCACTTTGATTTGTAATTTCATCACATCACCACAGGCCGGTGCGCCAACCATACCTGTGCCAACATCTGGTTCGTCTTTAGGAAAAGAACCCACATTTCTTGGGTTTTCATAATGGTCTAATACTTTTTCTGAATATGCCATGAGTTTCTCCTAGGCTGCAAATGATGAACCACAACCACATTTACTTGTGGCGTTTGGATTCTTAATTTCAAATTGTTCACCCATGAGAGATGTTTTATAACCAATAACAGAACCTGATAGGTATTGCATACTCATGGCATCAACCAATAAGGTAACACCAGATTCTTCAACAATAAAATCATCTTCATTTTGATTTTCATCGAAGGTGAATCCATATTGAAAACCTGAGCACCCGCCACCAGAAACAAAAATTCTTAATTTAAGGTCTTTGACATCCTCATCAGCCAAAAGACTTTTTATTTTAGTGACAGCTGTTTGTTCTATTGTGACCAATTGTTTTTACTCTCTAATGAATCGTTAAGTTTCGGGTTAAAATTGATGTTAATAATCTTTTCCGCCTCTGTTATGGATAATTTATATTTTTCTAAATCTGCAACAGGTAATCCTGTATTTGGAAATATGTAGGCTGCTGATTTTTGATTCTTTACATCAATAATCACTTTATACACCTTTGTAGGAATACCAACATTATTGCCAATGACTGCATATCCTTTTTCATAGATTGGTCCAGACACCACATAGACATCATTGTTTTTTAATACATATTCACGCACTTTCATTTCTAATTGCTTCCAGATACCCCTATTGTTGTTTGGTACCTGTGGAATCATATTCGTTAGAAAGAATGATTCTGACATGATTTCATCATTTTGGGTATTATCAGCACCAGGACTTAAATGACCACGGTCATATGGTTTACCAGCATAATCAGCTAAATGACTTTGATGTTGCACAGGAACTTCTGGATCAGGACGAAAATCGTCCTTGCGTTTTGCTGGGCCTGTAATTGATTCTTTAGTAAGATGTTCTAATACATATACAGCTGTTTTTGTGTTGTAATTGTATTGTAGAGCATAGTTCTTTTTACACATGTATTGAACATTGGCGGCCTTTGATACTGGTGCACCATAAGGTGTAAATTGTGGACATTTATCATCAATAGGATTTGCCAGAGATGTGAATGGTAATAAAAGTAATAGTAATAATTTCTTCATGTTTTTCCTAATTATGCAGCTGCACCCCAAACATTTTCCCAATCACCTGATAGTGCGCCTTTGGCGTAATCAGTAGCACGATTCTCAAAAAAGTTTGTGTGTGTTGGTGCGTTAATCATTTCTTCAACCCATGGTAATGGATTCTTTTTCACTTTATAAACACCTTTCATTCCAAGAGAAATCAGGCGTCTATCGCAAATATATCGGATGTATTGTTTTACATCATTAGCGGTTAAATCTGGCATATCACCCATTTCAAAAGCTAAATCAACAAACCTATCTTCCAATTCAACCATCTTTTCTGCGATGGTATAAATTTGACCTTTTAATTCATCGTTCCAGATTTCTTTGTTTTCTTCTATGTATGTTCGAAATAATTTAATCATGGATTCACAATGTTGAGTTTCATCAACGATAGACCATGTTACAATTTGGCCCATACCTTTCATCATACCATGACGAGGAAAATTAAGAAGCATAATAAAAGAACTAAAAAGCTGCATGCCCTCCGTAAAAGCAGAGAAGACGGCGATGTGCCTTGCAGTTGACGCAAGGTCACCATTTTTCGAACTAATGTCCGTAACATAATCGTGTTTGTCCTTCATTTGTTGATAATCTAAAAATTGATTATAAGTTGTATCTGGTAAACCCAATGTTTCAATGAGATGTGAATAAGCTGCAACATGAAGTGCTTCACGAGCTGCAAATCCTAGTAACATCATTCTTACTTCTGGTTGTGGAAAATACGGTAGATAATTCTTCACATATCCGCCAGCGACATCTATATCGCCTTGTGTAAAGAAACGAAAGATGTGTGTTAAAAATTGTTTCTGTGATGGTGAAAGTTTATTTTTCCAATCTTTTACATCTTCAGCCATTGGGACTTCCGTGTGCAACCAATGAGATTGCTCATGAGCTAACCATGCGTTATAAGCCCAAGGATAGTTGAATGGTTTAAAACTGGTTCTTTCGTCTGTAACTCTATAATCGTATTTCTTGGTCATTTCTATCCTTCACATGCGATGCAAACAGATTCTTCTGTTGCTATTTGTTTTAAGTCAATTTCTTGCATTACTTGTCTTTCAATCTTCTTTGCTACTTTATCAGCCTTACCAATCTTTTCAGAACGGCAGTAATACAATG